CGCTTATGCGCTATAGACAAGGGAATTTCGTTCAACTACCAACAGATGACTGGGAAGATGAAGAAAACCATGCTAAAGTGAAAGCGTATTATTAACTTTTTATGGAAGGTTTACGAATGAATAGTGCCGCGGTAAATCTCGGAGCGGGAGGGTTCATCTCATATTTTGATGACGGAGGAGCTTCTGTCCAACTAGGAGAGACTACCGAACTTCCGGCCCCAGTTCAAGAGCAAGAGTTTGAAGAACGTGGTGTAGGTACTTTTTTAGCAGAACAATTTTTACCGTTCATGGACCCTCCAGAGGGCGCACGGTACGATGCCGACAGACAGTCGGAGATCAGAGCGTCGGGTAATCCGGGTTCCGAGGCCCGCGAAACTTATTACGGGGACGGCCCTACCTTTTTCGAGAACCTCGAAAGTGAATACGGATATCCGTTAGTTCAAGACCCTATATCGGGTGAAAATCGTCACGGTCGGCCAGCCGGTCGCCAAGATTTACCCACACCCCAAGAACTGGCGGATAGTCGTGCGCATATGTTAGGCAGCGCAATGATGTCCGCGGACTACGGCCCAAAGACCGCGATGACTGTTGGTAACATGAACGAAGATTTTAGTGCTTCTAACCGTTTACATCGTGCTATGGATAAGCGTAACAATGCGGTAGGTATATCAATATTTAAACAAGCTGGTATAAACGCTACTCCCGCGCAACTTGCGCAGATGGTAGATGCTAAAATTTTCCAGCAACTGGATGCAATTATGGGACGGCCTACGAATGATCGTGGCTTTGCAAGTCCTGAGAAGGGGCCTGATCTTTATATACCGCGAGATCAGTACGGCTACTTCATTTCAGATTATTAGGAGCGGAAATGGCAAATGGTAAACCAAACGCAGGCTTGATGGATGTTCCATCACAACTTGACCCGGAAGATTTAGCGGCTGAGATAGAGATCGAGCTTCCGGATAGTCAGAACATTGTGATGGCAGAAATTGAAGCTGAAGATGTTGGCTCCATTGAGATNAGCCCNGAAGAAGATGGCGGGGTTACTGTTGATTTTGATCCGCAGGACCAGCGTGGTGTTAACGGAGATTTTTANGCTAACTTAGCAGAAGAGATGCCGGACCGTGAGTTATCACGTATTTCCAGCGATCTATTGTCTGAGTTTGACGCTAACAAGGCGAGTCGCCAAGAGTGGGAAGATGCTTACACTAACGGTCTTGAGCTTTTAGGATTTACCTATGATGAGCGCACCCAGCCTTTTCGTGGAGCCTCCGCGGTAACACATCCTTTGCTTGCTGAAGCTGCTACGCAGTTCCAAGCGCAAGCTTTTAACGAATTATTACCTGCTTCGGGTCCCGTGCGTACTGTTGTTATGGGCAAAGAATCGCCCTCAAAGAACCAACAAGCACAGCGTGTACGTCAGTTTATGAACTATTACATCACTACGGTGATGGAAGAATACACGCCCGACATGGACCAGATGTTGTTTTATCTCCCGTTAGCGGGTTCTACGTTTAAGAAGACGTATTACGATGAAACGTTAGGTCGTGCGGTATCCAAGTTTGTCCCGGCAGAGAACTTAGTTGTTCCTTATGAGACCGCGGACCTCGAAACATGTCCTAATATTACGCAAGTTGTGCGTATGTCGCTCAACGATTTACGCAAGCGCCAGATTTATGGCACGTATTTAGACGTTGAAGTTATCCCTGCACAGAAGGAAATGAGTTCGCTCGACGGCGAGATGGACCGCATTGAAGGCTTGGAACCTAACCAGATAGATTATGATTGTACAATTTTAGAAGTACACGCTGATTTAGACTTGGAAGGTTATGAAGAGCTAGATGACGAGGGTGAGCCTACAGGAATTAAGGTTCCTTACATCGTAACGATTTCCGAGGACAACGGTCAGGTTCTGTCGATCCGCCGTAACTATCTTGAAGAAGACGAGTTAAAGAAAAAAATACAATACTTCACCCACTTTAAATTCCTACCGGGCTTTGGTTTTTACGGGTTAGGTTTAATACACACTATTGGTGGTTTGTCACGAACTGCCACAGCGGCTTTGCGACAGTTGATCGACGCCGGTACGTTGTCCAACCTCCCAGCAGGCTTCAAGGCCCGCGGACTACGGATCAGGGATGACGATTCTCCGTTGCAACCCGGTGAGTTCCGAGATGTGGACGCACCCGGAGGGGCTATCCGTGACAGCCTTATGCCGTTGCCATTCAAGGGTCCTGACCAAACATTGTTCCAGTTGTTGGGATTTGTTGTAGAAGCCGGTCAACGTTTTGCTACGATCACGGACCTTAAAGTAGGGGACGGTAATCAGCAGGCTGCGGTAGGTACAACGTTAGCGATGATGGAGCAGGGTACTCGTGTAATGAGTGCGGTCCATAAACGTTTGCATTACGGCATGAAGCAGGAATTTAGAATCCTTGCTCGCGTTATGTCTGAGAGTTTGCCCCAGCGGTATCCGTATACGGTTCCGGGTGGTGACGAGCAGATCATGCGTGAGGATTTTGATGACCGCGTAGATGTAATGCCGGTTAGTAATCCTAATGTATTTAGTCAAGCGCAGCGTATTGTACTGGCACAGACTAAGCTTCAGCTTGCCTCGCAGGCTCCGGAAATACATAACATTAGTGAAGTGTATCGTGATATGTACGAGGCACTTGGTGTAACGGACATTGATCGGATTATGAAAGCCGTTCCGACAGACGAGCCTGTACCTATTGATCCGGCGCAAGAAAACATTAATGTATTGGATATGTTGCCGTTACATGCCTTTGAGGGTCAGAATCATCAAGCCCATATTCAAGCGCATTTGGTATTTGGCGCATCTCCAATGGTTGGTAATATGCCGCCGATGGCGATAAGCTTGCAGAAGCACGTCATGGAGCATGTTCAGATTGCAGCGAAAGAACAAGCTGCGGTTGCGTACCTACAGCAGGTACAGCAGAAAGGTGGTCAGCCTGCTAGTGATGACGAGATGTTAGAGATTGAGCGTATTACGGCACAATTTGTAGCGGAAGGTTTACAACAGGTTAAAGAATTATCTGGCGAGATGTCTGGTGCTGGCGCTCCTGATCCGTTGGTTCAGCTTAAAGAGCAAGAGCTACAGATCAAGGCACAAGGCGATCAGGCCGATCAACAGATTGACCAAGCCAAGGTTGAGTTGGACGCACAAAATCAACAGATGCGTGGTTCACAGTTCGACAGGCGTCTTGCTTCTCAGGAAGCACAAACACAGGCACGTATCCAGTCTGCAATGGAGCGTGAGATATTGAAACAGTCAGGAGGGAATCCAAATGAAAGGTAAAGTAAAAGTAAACGGTTCAGCGCCAAAAGCGCCACCAAAGCCAGTAGAGTATGCACAGATCGACAAGCAAGGTCGTATTCCTTATGGGAAGACAGCTAACGTTTCTGTACCAAAATCTGTAATTGATTACAGTGGTGCGTCACCTACTCGGAAAGAAACCGCTCGTGGCATGGGTGCTGCGAAACGAGGCGGAAGCTATATAGGTTGTTAAGATGCCATTGAAGAAAGGTAGTAGCAACAAAACGAAAAGCCAGAACATCAAGAAATTGATGGACGAAGGCTATGAACAGAACCAAGCAGTTGCTATTGCTTTGTCTGAGGCCGGGGAAACTCCAGCCAAGCGAATGGCACGTGGCGGGATGGTAAAGGGTTTTAGTCCTATTGCCCGCCCACAACGTTTTTTAGGAGTTTTCTGATGGCACGAAGAGGAAGAGGCGGTTTAAGAGAAGGCCGCAACGCGGAACCGGTTTTTGTTCCGACACAGGCACCTGTAGGAGTTTCGAACCCGACCCCGACGCAGTTACCCCCTGTTCAACCCGCACCTTTAGCGGGACCGGGAATGTTTGTAATGCCGGGCACTACGATGGATTTAAGCAGTTTAGATTTAAGTAATCTAAACATACCTATGCCTGCACCACAACCGATTCCGCAACCTGCACCTGCGCCACAACCGATTCCGCAACCTGCACCTGCGCCATATGCTGATCCCGCGCCAGTACCACAACCAAGGCCCCAACCGATTCCGCAGCCTGTGCCCCAACCGATTCCGCCACCACCACCTCCAGTAGAAGTGGCACCACCACCTCTGCCAATACCTCAGATTTCACCAGAGGTTTTAGCGCAGATACAACAAGAGTTTAATGTTCCGGCAAGGAATGCGCCACCTCCTCCGGTAGCGCCGCCTGTGCAAGTACCGCCTCCGGTTATGCAACCCGAAGGTATTGCTACTTTACCGCAAGCCCCTGTGGAGCCACCGGCACCACCTGTGCAAGTACCGCCACCGGTTGTTCAGCCTGCCCCTGCCCCTGTACCTGAAGCTGTTCAGCCACCTCCGGCGACTCCGGCACCGGGTCCTGTTCCACAAATTGACCCGGCTGTGTTGGCTCAGATACGAGAACAATTTAACAT